AAAATGAGGGGGATAATTTTGGTGTGGCTTGTGGTGGCTTTGTGTGGTGTGTGGCGTGGAATTCTCTTTACTCTAAAAAGAAGTCATACATTTATACCTCTTTTGCTTTTTTTTGCCGTGTGGCTCAATTCTGGGCGTGTGGCGTGTGGCCTGGGATAGCGTGTGGCGTGTGGCGTGGCCCGAGATAGCGTGTAGCGTGTGGCGTGGCCTGGGATAGCGTGTGGCGTGATCCGTGATCCGTGTGGCGTGGCCCGTGTGGCGTGTGGCGTGGAATAAAAAAGACAACAGGCCATTTTCTTAAATTGAAAGAAAACTAATAATGCCGAAAAACTGGGAGGGGGTACGCCATAAACCCACCCTACCTCCATACAAATATATATCCTCATACCTCTAACCGCGCATCAAAAATGTTATCCACTTATTTTTTTAGACAAATACTATCAACAATGTATAATGATAATGTTGGTTGATACATACATACTTATTATTTATTATTATTTTTTTTTATTTTTATATATCTATATGGAAGAACTACAAAAGAGGATTGATGTCTTTAATAAAGAACTTCAAAAGTTGCTTGATGAACACGACTTTAGAATTGCATCTGAAGCATTAATCATAGATGGTTTAATTAAAACAAAGGTAGTTGTTGTTGATCAAACTAATTATGCCGAAAAAAAAGAAACAGAAGAAGTTAAAAAATAAGCCAATTATTACGGTAAAATCTGAAAAAAATTTTTCAGAAAATTCTGGACCTGTTTCAGTTGCAACAATCAGTAAAACTAAGAATTTTCCAGCTAAAGGTCCTCGAAAAAGAATTACTACAAAAATTTTACTTTCTCATAGGGCTATATTTGAGAATTATAAAGATAATGGCTTTAGAAATCTTGGTAAAGCTATCCGTAAAACAGGGGTTTATTCAGAAAGTTTAGCGGGTCGTGTAAATGTTTTGACTAAAAGCAAATCGTGGCAAGCTTTGATGGACGAGAAGATGCCGGAGGAGCATCTAGCACTTAGGCATAAGGAAATATTAGACAAACGCGATACACGTAAGGTGGTAGACGCTGATGGGAAGGTAAGTTATGAGGATATTGGTCCGAATACTTTAGCTGTAACCAAAGGGTTAGAGTTAGCGTATAGGTTGCGCGGATCATTTAAGGAAAAGGATGCACCACCACCAAGTACGGTGATGTATAACCTATTTTATAAGCCAGAAGTCCGAGATCAAATGAAAAATTTTGAGGAGGGCATAAGAAAATCTTTATATGATGAAGTTGCTAGAAAAAATAAAAGGGATATTCAAAGAGGAGAATCATCTCTCTCTGAAGGAGATGGAATTAGAGATACAGAATTTAAAGAGCCAACAGAAGAATGAGCCATTAGGTGATGGTAAGGCGGTTTTTCTTTCTGAAGGTACAGATGGGGAATATGAGGAACATATGGAAAATGAGGAAAGAGGATGGAAAGAGTTTAAAAGAAAAATATTTAATTTATGAAACCAACAACTAATAGATTACTTGTTAAAGTAGAGGAAAAGAAGAAAGGAAAAGAATTAGAAGCGGCAACAAGTATTATGACCGGTAAGGTTCTTAAAAAAGGACCTGATGTAAAAGCGATTAAGGTAAAGGATAGGGTGGTATTTGCACCATTTGGTATTGATGAGGTAACACTAAATAATGAAAAATTACTTATAATTAGTGAAGAATTAATTATTGCTGTGCATGAATAAGAAAGGGATAATACAAAAACTAAAAGATCGTTTTGAAAAAGCAAGAATTAAAAGATTAAAGAAAGAAGCTAAGGAACAACCTTTCAAAGATAGGTTAATAGAAATATTTTCTGCACCACGTCATACTCTTACTGATTTTTATTGCCTTGTTTGTAAAAAGGATTGTTCCGGAACTGGTTATAGGCAGGTGTGTACTATCCGCAAATGGGTACCTACTGCTTGGTATATTGGGACTTGTCCGAATGGTCATAAGATGATTAGAAGGATTACTGATAAATCTAGTGACCCCTACTATGTAATGTCGCCATTTTTACAACGGCAACGATATGATTTAATTGATGCTTTTATTACCCCTGATGATCCGCGATTTAAAGTATTATACCCTGATAAATATGCGAAATTAAAAAACCATGTCGGAAAAGAAACCAACAATTAAACCGGATGATTTATCAATTCTTGCGTGGATTTTTAAGAATAATATAGTCTCGGAAAAGGGAGATATGCTGGACTTTGGAGACCGGCTTTTTCTTATTGATATACTTACTGATTGGTCTCAAGAGATTGTTATTAAAAAATGTGCGCAGATAGGAGGTTCTGTTACTTTTAATTTAAAGGCACTTTTTGCCATTATTAAGTTTGGATGGAATATAATGTATACCTTTCCAACTGATTCTGATGTTTCCGAGTTCGTATCTTCTAAAACAAACAAGATATTGGCACAAAATCCACAGATATTTCAAGGGATAAATACTGATAATATTGAACGTAAAGAGTTTAATGGGCGTTTTATGTTCTTCAAAGGAACTGTATCAAAGACTGCAGCTATTATGACAACTGCAGATTTACTTATCCATGATGAAGCATCACGTTCTGACCAGTCTGTAATAGACACCATGAAGTCTCGTACTAAAGCCAGTAAGTTTAAAGGACGCTGGCTATTTTCTAATCCTACAACTGAAAAAGATGCTATTGATATTAATTGGCATAAATCTGATAAAAAGGAGTGGATGATTACTTGTCATAATCCTGAATGTAAACAGGAGCAAATTATGACATTTCCAGAGAATATTAATATAGAAAAAAGGGAATTTCAGTGTAAAGAGTGCAAAACGAAACTATATAAATCTGATAGGAGGATGGGAAGATGGGTAGCTCAAAATCCTAAAGCTAAAATATCTGGGTATCATATTTCACTGCTAATAGCACCTTGGGTAACTGCAGATGAAATAATCAAGGATAGTGAGGGGGATCAAGAATATTTTTATAACTTTGTATTAGGAGAAACATATTCTCCAGGAGATATTCGTGTAAATAGGTCTACTATTTTGGATAACTGGACACCTAAGAATTTAGAAACTGGTAAGTGGTTCTTAGGGGTAGATGTTGGAAATATCAAACATTATGTTCTTGGTAGTGAGAAAGGACCAATAAAAATAGGGAGATTTACAAAATGGGCTGATTTGGATGATATGATGAAAATGTATAAACCTAAGTTAGTAATTGACGCATTACCGGATAATACAATGTCTAAATATTATGTGGAAAACTACCGTAATGCACTAATGAGTTTCTTTCAAGAGAATAAAAATAACCCTAAAACTATAGTCTGGTGGGGTGAGGGGAATAAAGATGGGGTTATTTATAGCAATAGGAATAGGATATTAGACCAATTAATTGACGAAATCCTTAATGCAAAACTGCTTTTTGGAGTTTCTTCTGATAGTGAGATAAAGAATTATCTTAAACACTGGGAAACTTTAAGAAGAATTAAGATTGTTGATAATAGGGGTATTGAGAGTTATCAATGGGATTCTACTACTGGGGAAGATCATTATGTTTTTGCAACTTTATATTATTATCTTGCTACATTAGGAAATTTTGGTATTGGTAAATATATACCAGAAACTTTACGTGGCACAGATTCTAAAATCTTAATTGGTAATGATAATGTGATGGGGGATCTCGGAGAGATATTAGCAAAAAATAATGATTGGGATCACCCAGATATTTAATTTTACTTATCCACTTGTATTTTTGTTTAGTTTGTGTGTTAAAATAAACGCATGAAAAAAATCTCTGAACTTAGTAATAATCAATTATGTAATTTAGTAGATAACAGATGGAAATCCTCTGAAACAATTTGGAATATTGTTGAGAAAACATATAATATCAATTTAAAAATTTATAAAAACGAGCCGGATTATCTTTCCAATATCCCTCGGAAAAAAAGTAAAGTCCGAGCTAATCGGGTTTTTGTAAATCAAGAAACAGTTATTAATGCCTTAATTGCGAATCCACCAAGACCAAATATTTTAAATGGTCGTGATACACCAGAAAGTAAAGCTCTTTCAGTAAGACAAGAAAAATATTTTCAAATTAAATATGTTGAAAGAAATACTAAAGAAATAATCCGTAAAGGATTGCGTAATTTATATTTTGGAAGATTAATAGTCCTCAAACCTTTTTGGAATACAAAGATAAATGATTTTGATGCAAAAGTAATTGATCCACGAAAAGTTAGATTTTCAAAAACTGCAACAAAAGAAGATGATTCAGAATTTGCAATTGAGGAAATTACAGATAATTTATCTGCGGTTATAAAAAGATTTCCAATGAAAAAGAATGAGATTTTAAAAAAGTATGGTTACACAAATGAAGCTGATGTTTTGGTAGATAACAAAGAAGTAAAATATTTAGAAGCTTGGTGTTGGGATTATGTAATCTTTAAAATGGATAATCTTATTCTTGGAAGAATACGAAATCCGTATTGGGATTGGGATGGTTTGATGGTAACAAGAGAGGAAGAAGAACAATTAAAAGACGCTGAAGGAAAAGCACGAAGAAATTTACTTGAGGGAGCAAGAAGATCACAACCTGAAAGATTAGCTTATCAGAAAGCAAAAGATGAAGGTAAAGAAATTTTAACTTTTGAAAATATAGAAGGACCAATAGAATTAAGTGCTTATTATTTTAATCATTTTGATAGACCAAGAAAGCCATATATTTTCGCTACATTATTTAATAATGAAAATTCTCCAATTGGACAGACAGATATGATTACTCAATCTGCACCACTTCAAGAGAATATTGATGAAACCAAAAGAGATATTACACAAAACTCAAAATTGGTAAATGGAATTATCAAAGTTGATTCTACTGTTATGGATAAAGCAGATGCTCAACGTATGCGATTTGAAACAGAGGGATTAATCTGGGGTAAGGGAGCTGTTCAAGGAGTCCAGAGAGAAACTGGTCCAGCACTTCCTGCTTTTGTTGTTGAGAATATGCGTGATTCACGGAGAGAAATTGATGACATTATGGCAGCTTCATCTGCATTTAAAGGAATTAGGGAAGGACAAGAAACAAAAGGTGGGCGACTTGCTCTTATTGACCAATCATTTTTACGACTTAATGAACTTGTGCAAGTAATAGATTATGTAAACTATGAATTATTTAATTGGTTTTATCAATTAGCAAAAGTTAGATACACTGAACATCACTACGCAAAATCACTTGGTAAAACTGCTTCAATTGAAATACTTACTTTGATTCAAGATGACTTTCAAGACGGAACAGAAGTTAGAGTTATTAGTGGTAAAACACTTCCTGAAGATAGACAATTTAAGTTTGAGCAGGCACAAGGGGATGTAGAGAAAGGACTTCTCTCACCGGTTGATTACTTTGAAACTGCTGGATATGATTCACCCGCTGAAAAAGCGAAAAATAGAGTTATCTTTGATTTGAACAGACCGTATGCAGTTGGTATTCCACAGGAAGAAATGGCACAAATTGTTCCAGAAGTTGAAGAGGATCCAATTAAATTAAGTCTTGCTTATATGGATCTTCCTCCTGATGGTAAAGTTCAATTAGCAGCAAAAGCTGGTATAGAACTTAATCCAGAAATATTAGTAGCAGAGGAAGTCCAGAAAAATAACGAAAAAAAAGAAGAAAGAGAATTTTCAAATAGTCGTCAAAGACGAAAAGAAAAATTAGAAGAATGACAACAGAAAAAGAAAAATGGATAAGAGCTAAAATCAAGAAAATTCATAAAGAAGGAATTAGAGGTAAAAAGCCAAAAAAAGGACAAGCTTATGCAGTTGCACAATCAATGTATCGTAGAAGAAAATAGTGTATTATTAAAATAATTTAGATCAAGCGACATTTTTTCACCCGCAAGGGCAAGTTAAGATGATGGCAATCAAAAACATGACAGAAATACCAGAAAGTAATATGGAACTTACAGGGAGTGAAGAAACTCCGGAGACAACTTCGGAAACAACACCAACCCCAGAAGAACCAAAAGAGGAGAAAGTTGAGGCGGATCCTACACCTGAAACTACTCCAGAAGAACCTATGCTTTACGAAACTCCTGATGGGAGACAAGTAACAGCAGACGAACTTCAAAAGGAATGGAAAGATAATTTCCTTCCAGAATTTACGCGAAAATCACAAGCATTAGCTGATATTGAACGTGAAAAGGAACTTAAAAGCATCTCTGAAGATGAACCAGAATGGAAAAAGGACGATTATGTCCCAGAGAATTATGCTGAAGTAATTGAATTAGCAAAAACTGAAGCACTTGCTGAAATACAGAACTCTACGAGAATAGAGCAAGAAAGAGTAGCTGGTATACAAAAAGCAGTTGAAATAGAATTGGCTAATATAAAAACATTAGATCCAAAATTAGACGAAAACGCATTATTTCAACACGCAAATAAATACGGATTTAATAACTTGAAAACGGCATATACAAATATGTCTGACATGAAAAAAACTGCAGTTGATGTAGAACAACGAACAGTCAAAAATCTCAAGACGCGTGAAGTTGATCCAATTTCAACTGGCTCTGGTGGAGAATTACCAGATGATTCTGGTTATGACCCAACGGAAATGTCTAGGTTTGATGGTGCAGCTGAATATCTTTCTCATCTAAAGAGTAAAAAATAACTCTAAAATAATATGACATTTAGTGAAGCAGTAACAAGTGTTACTCGAAGCTATATTGTACCTAAATGTTACGATACAGTTTCTAATGGTTCACCTGTTCTTATGAAACTTTTGCAAAATGCAAAACCTTGGAAGTCAGGTGTTTCCTATGACGTTATTGTTAAGTATCAAGATTCAACAAATGGTGGAAACACCGGAATTGCGGATAAACTTGATACAGATCGTCAGAATGTAAGAACAACTATGACTTTTAGACCAAAAATGGCTTATAAGCCAGTTGTTATTGCAAATATTGAACAAACTTTAAATCAAGGAGATGAACAAGTAATTGATCTCTTAGAAGCAGAGTTTGATTCACAAGCACAGTCATTGATGCAAGTCATGGCTACTAATTTGTGGACTGGAACAGGATCAGGTAATTCTTGGGATTCAATCTACAACGCGGCAGATGATGGTACTAATTTTGGTACATATGGAACTCTGTCACGAACAACTTACACAACCCTAAAAGGCTATTATCTAGCATCTGCTGGTGCTTTGACACTTGCTAAGATGGCTACGGCTTATGACTCAGTTTCAATTGGTAATGATAGTCCTGATATTATTGCTACTACAAAGACTTTGTGGTCTACATATGAGTCTTTGTTGCAACCAACTGTAAGGGCTGGGTATACACAAAATGGTTATCCAAAGATGAACGCATTTGGAATGGTGCCTACAACTGCTGCTATGGCAGGACAGGCAGGATTTGATGTGTTGTTTTTCCGAGGAACACCAGTTGTTAAAGATGAGCAAATTCCATCAGGAAAGATGTTCCTTATTAACACAAATTACTTTGGATTTAAGGGAATTAATATTTCCGGTCTAAAGCAAGTTAATTTCAAGAAAAGTAATGATGGTGTTCCTCTAGGAGTACCTGGACGAATCCCATCAACACGTGGATTTAACTTCCGAGATATGATGAGTCCTGTAGATCAGTTGGCTGAAATAGGTCATCTTGTCTATGCTGGAAATTTCATTTCAGAGAACCCTCGCCTACAGGGACAAATGGTAGGATTGACTTAAAGATTATTCATTCCTTTTACCGGACTTGATCCGAGAAGGTTTAATTAAAAAATAAAATGAGTACATCAACTTACATAGAAGATTATGTACCAGTTGTAAAATATAACGGTCTTAATTCAGCAGAAACAGTTACCTTATCAGGTGCATTGAATTTGTCTGGAGCCGTTACTGGTCTTAGGCACACAGCTGAAATTCAGCTAACAGGAAGTGGAGATACTTTAACTGCGGCAGAATCTGGTTTAGTAATGATTGCTACAAAAGCATCATCTACTCAAACATTTGTTCTTCCTGCAGCTTCAACTTCAGGATTGTTCTACACGTTTAAGTGTGGAAGTGCGAGTGGAGAAATACTAATTGATCCAGATGGAACAGATACTATTCAAGCAAAAGCAACAAATGATGATGGTGCTGTTGTAGCTCCGGCTGGAGGAACAGGTATCAAAAATACTGCAGCGTCTAATGTTCTTGGGGACTATATTACATTAGTTTCGGATGGTGTTAGTCAGTGGTATACAGTAGCTCAATCAGGTATTTGGGCTTCTCAATAGAATTTACAAATCTATTTAATCTTATATCGCTATGAGTAAAAATGAAACAATTGCCGACACAGTAGAAGAAGTTACTGAAGAAGCAGTAGAAGAATCTTCTGAAGAAGAAGTAGGACCAGAAGATTCTAGTGAAGAAGAAACTTCACAAGAAAAAATATATCCTGCTTAGTAGTTATTAACTAATGGGTGTTTACCCAGAATAGCCGGAGGTTAAGAACCAAAGGCTGAAAATAAATTTATGAACCAAATAACATTTCAAGACGTTTATGGAACAGAGACTTCACCTCAAGTTGCGATTGGGCAAAGATCTTCTACTCCTGATGGACGTGAATGGGTATATGTTAAGGCGAATACTGCTTTAGCATTAGGATCAGTTGCAGTACCAGATGCTGTTACAGCAGTTGATACTTGTTCTTCAAGCACAGATGCACTTTCACGAATTGTTTACATTACTAAGGCTTCGGCTGGATGGACTGTTGGACAATTTGCGGATGCAATTGGTGTTGTAGATGATGGAACTGGTGTTGGTCAAACTTTCAAAGTTAAGACTAACACCACAGATACACTGGAACTTTATCCAGAAACAGCATTAGCAACAGCTCTTTCTGTAGCTGATTCTGATATTACACTTCGTACAATGGCTGAAGTTGATAAATCAGCTATTACATCTAAAGTTCAGAGTGCGGTTGGTGTTGCACAAGTCGCTATTGCAGCTTCTTCTTATGGATGGTTGCTTACAGAAGGTGATGGTGCGGTAGCAGCTGGTGAAGTGCTTGTTGTTGGAAAAGGATTCGTTACAGGTGATGACACAACTGGACAAGTCGTTAAAGCAACAACGGCAAAAGGTCCATTTGATGAGCAGAATCTTGGTATTTGTCTAGTAGCAAATGCAGGTGTTGATCAAAACGCATTATGTAGAGTATTCATCCGGTAGGTTGAATCCTGCTTCTACTCCTAATTTCAATTGGGAGTAGGGTGCAGTATTTAACTGCCCTTTTGGAAAGGCGAAGCTAAAAGGATTATTAATTCATTAATGTTCAATAACATGAATGAGAGTGATTATAAAATAGTTCGGATAACAAATATCACGGACTTTGATTTCACCGGTAAGTTAGGCGCACGTTTTAATGGACGTGACTTCTTCGTGCCTGCAGGTGGTTCTTTATTAGTCCCACTTACTGTGGGTAATCATCTTGCTATGCACCTTGCTAGGCAAATAATGATTAAAAAAGCTCCTCTCCGTAATTCAAAAGAAATAGACGGAAGGGGGTCAGATCGTCCACTTTGGGATGATTCTATTATTGAGAAACTGAAGTTAGAGATTATGACTGAAGTTTATGAGGAGGAACCTCAAGAATCTCTTTCAGAGGCAGATAGAATGATCAAAAGAGTGGAAGAACTTAATAAGGTAGTCGCTAATCCAGATGAAGGAGAATCTGATGGAAACACAGATACGTCTGGAATTGTGCCGGTGGACGAAACCAATTCGGCAATTGTCTATCAAGACAAAGCAGAAGTTATCGCAGCATTAAAAGAAAAAGGAATTTCTTTTGATGCACGATTGGGTAAGGCTAAACTTACCGAACTTTTGACAGTACAGTAGATAGGCAGCCGAGTTATTTATGAGTAGCATAACGAAGATGCGTGATGTCAAAATCACACTCGGCTTATGGAAACAAAAATATTAGATCAAGAAAAGTTTGACACCATGAAAGAACTTGTTGATATGCAAACTAATCTTTCTAATGGTCGTGCAACACTTAAAAAATTAAAAGAAACAACTGAAGCGTACATGATTACCCGGGAGGTTGAGGCTGAAGAAAGAGTATTTAAAGTTTTTAAAGAGAGTTGTGATGTGTTAGAAGAAATTAACACAAATCATAAAGAACTCTCTGGATATAATCAGGAGTTACAGGCATATGCCAATGAATTAAATAAAATTGCTTCTACCATTACAACTCTCTTTAAGGACTTTAATGAAAAGATGAAAGAAGCGGATAATGATGTTAAAGAACATTTTAAATCTTTTAACGAATTACGAAAAAGGATTAAATTAGACCAGATTCATATACGAGAAGATAAGAAACAATTAAATAGAGACAGAAAAGAAATTAGAGATGGATTTAGACTTTTGAAAGATAGACAAAAATTATTAAAAGATGGTTTTACTGAATTAAAAGCTAAACAAAAATAATATGACAAAAGTATCAGAAGCATTTATAAGAGACGCAAATAATGTTCCAATCACAATGGATGGACTTGTTGTAACTAAAACTATGACATTTGATGGTGCTACTGAAAATGACCCAGGTGATTATAATGGAAGTGGAAATCCAGCAACTCTATTCACAGTAACTGGGGATGTTTTAGTACATGTTTTTGGAGTATGCACAACTCTTTTAACTGGAGCAAGTGCAACTGTTGAGGTAGGAGTATCGTCAGGAACAGCTTTATTACTTGCTCAAACAACAGCCACAAATATTGATGCAGATGAAGTATGGAAAGATGCAACTCCAGCTTTAGTAGAAACATTACCAAGTGCTTTTATCATTCCATCAGGACAAGATATTATTCAAACTGTTGCTACAGCTAATATTACAGCAGGAGTAATTACTTACTATGCTATTTGGCGACCATTAAATTCAACAGGTAAAATAGTAGCCGCATAATATGACAGACGCAATTAGAGATAACAATCACATACCAGTATTACTTGGATTATCATATGTTGATGGAACTACTTTAGTTCCTATAGTAATTAATTCTTCTAATAGTGGTATAAATATTGATAGAGTAAATACAGTTTCAACAGCTGCTATGAATGCAGCAAGAGATGAAAATCATAGAGCTACTTTGATGGCGGTTGATTCTGTGAGTGGAAATCCAATACCAGTTTTTGCAAATCCTTCAACAGGAGGAATATTAGTAGGTACAAGTTAAAATATTATTATGACAGATGCAATTAGAGATGGTAATCATGTAACAGTAGCCCTTGGAATATCAAGTGCAGATTCTACTGTTACCTTACCTTTTACAGTAGATTCAGCAACTGGACGATTGCTAACAAATAGTGCTAGTGGATCAGGAGATGTGGTAGGACCAAGTTCTGCTACAAATAATGCTATAGCGAGATTTGATACTACTACTGGGAAACTTATTCAAAATAGTGTTGTTACAATAGCAGATACTACTGGTGTAATTGCCGGAACAGAGGGTGTAACTTTTAGTGGTGCTACATCAGGAACAACAGCAGTAGCAGCTACAGCAGAAGCTGGAAGTACAACACTTACACTTCCGGCAGCTACAGATACTCTTATAGGTAAAGCTACAACTGACACACTTACAAATAAAAGTATTGATCAGGATGGTACTGGTAACAGTATCACGAATATTGCTAATGCTAGTATTAAAGCATCAGCAGCAATTGCTGTAAATAAATTAGCGGCTCTTACAGCTAGTGAGATTGTTATTTCAGATGCTAGTGGATTTATTTCTTCTGCAGCGGTAGCAACCTATCCTTCGCTTACAGAGCTTACTTATGTTAAAGGGCTATCTTCTGCAGTTCAAACTCAATTAGATGCAAAAGGGGCAGGAGATGCTTTAACCTCAAATGGTTTAGACCAATTTGCTTCTACAACATCAGCCGAACTTAGAGGTGTTATTTCAAATGAAACAGGTACTGGTGTTCTTGTTTTTGGAACTTCACCAACATTTACAACAAGCATTACAGTAACTGATGGTTCTACAATAGATGCTGATGGAATTGATTTAGTAACAGGAAATGATTTTCAAATCAATAATGTTTCAGTTCTTAATGCAACAACCCTTGGAGCAAATATTGTTACTTCTTCACTTACAACTGTTGGCGCACTTGATTCTGGGTCTATTACTTCAAACTTTGGAAGTATTGATAATGGTGCTTCTAGCATAACTACTACAGGAACAGTAAGTGCAGGACAGATAGCATTAGATGCAACACCAGATGCAGACCACACAGCAACAGGTCCAGTAACAAGTACTTTTGCCGCAGGAGAAAACATTACAGTTATGGATTTGCTTTATTTCAAGTCAGATGGCGAATGGTGGAAATCAGATGCAGATGTGGTAGGAACTGCAGGTACAGTTATGTTAGCCCTGTCATTAGAGACCAAGACTGATGGACAAGTTATGAAAGTAGCTCTAGCCGGGAGCTTTGTTAGAGATGATAGTTGGAATTGGACTGTAGGCGCAACTTTGTACGTTGATGACGCTACAGCAGGTGCAATTACAGCAACAAAACCTACAGCAACAGACGCAGTTGTAAGAGTAGTGGGATTTGCGGTATCAGCAGACGTGATTTACTTCAACCCTAGTTCAGACCATATAACATTAGAATAGCATAAAAACTATAATCATTTAAGAATATGGCAGATATTAAGACAAGTTCAACATTAAAAAATAGCCTTATCTCTTATTGGGATATGGAAGAAGCGGGTGGAAATAGAGAAGATTCTTATACTAATGATTATGAACTTGAAGATAATAATAGTGTAGGTAGTGGAGCTATGACTGGTGTTGGAAATGGGGTTGGTGCTGATTTTGTGAGGTCAAATGATGAGTGGTTAGGTACTGATGGCGACAAAGCCAATCTTAATATCACAGGAGATATTTCCATTTCTTTCTGGGCAGATTTTGATGATAATGCTTCACAATTAGTCGCAAAAAAGAATGATGGAACTAATGGTTATGTTTTTGAACTTGGTGGTTCAGGACCACTCAAGATAATGATTGAGGACAACAATGCTAAAAGTGAAGCATATACTGATAGTGCCGCAGGGACATCTTTAGCCCATTGGGTTGTAACTTGTGACCCAACTGGTGGTCCTGATACTAAGTTTTATAAAAATGGTAGTCTTGCAGATAGTACACAAAATACTACTGCCGCATCAGCAATAGGAGCAAGTTCTACTGCCTTTGTAATGTCGCAGACAGGTGGAGAAGGACTTGATGGTCTTATGAAATTCTTTGGTATATGGGAGAGAGAATTAACTTCAAGCGAAGTAACTGAATTGTACAATGATGGAAAAGGACT